AGAGCAGAGAGGTAATCGTCCGGACTTGGCATATCCATGCCTTCCAGCTCTACGCCGTCACCGATGTCGTCAACATCGAAGTCGGTCATGTCTTCTGTGAAGTCCGGCAGCTCCATACGCTTTGCAGGTGCGCCTTTCATTATTTTGTCGGCGAGGGCGTCCGGTTTGGAGCCAGCTTTGACACGCCGCCCGCCGCGATAGGTTCCGTCTTTCGCCATGTCGATCACTTCCATTTCTGTGGTGCAGGGTTTAATACCCTGTTTGAATTGCAATTTTTGCGTAAAAGACCCCGCGCCGTTTTCCGGGGAAAAGGGTCGTAGAGATTTTGACCGCCCTACCGGTCACCACGTTCACGGTGAATTTTCTCGTGGCACGAGCGACAAAGGCTCATCAGGTTCGACTCTTCATTTGTTCCACCCTCGGAGAGAGGAGTGATGTGGTGGACTTCTTCAACAGCAACGTAGCGTCCTTCCTTCAGGCATCGCTCGCAGAGAGGATGCTTGTGGACGTAGCGGTCACGGATTCGTTTCCAAGCCCTGCCGTAACGCTTGCCGGTGGAGTAGCCACGCTGGAACTTCTCGTAGTGTTGTTCCATGACCTTGGTGTGCTCCTCGCAGTAAACACCGTCGGTCAGGTTCGGGCAGCCGGGAAATCGGCACGGTCTTTGTGGTTTCCTTGGCATCAGCCGCGCCTCCTTTCTGGGCATAAAGAAAGCCCTGCAGGATAATCCCGCAAGGCTTGTGGACTGCGCGTGCAGCCGTTTCTTTATTCTGTTCGCTGATTATATACTATCATATTGGGCGGGTGGACATCTTAGGACAAAGCAGGACATTTCGGGCGCATTTCAAATGATAATCGGATCATCCGGAAGCGTCACATGAAGGAGCGCCTTGCCGTGCCAGCGACGAATGGTGCGGGCATCTGCACAGAGTTCCATTCCAATCTGCTCCCAAGTATAGTTGTGGATGTACCGGTACTTGAGTACCATGCGCTCGTCGGTATCAGGAACTGCCTCAATGACCTCTCGTATCTGTTTCTTAAGGTCTGATAGCATTTCCAGCTCACCGGCGATTTTCTTTTCCAGAGTCCACAGCTTCTCAAGCGTTCGGACAAAGGGTGCTTCCGTATTTCGGGAAGTCTGCACGCGGTCTTTATCATATTGGATAGCCGACACGCTACCCGCCATCTCACGCAGGTTTTGTGCTTCCATTGTGTCGGACTTGATTCTCTGATCAAGGCGGTAGGCCTGATGGAGATATTCTTTTACTGTCATTTGGCTTTCGCCTCCTCTCGTAGTTTGTTTATGAGATACTCACCGTCCACGCTTGTCAGGGCTTTGTACCAGCAGGAGCGGAAGAACCGTTCACACTCCATTGCATCCGACATGGCGGCTTGATTACCGGGCTTCTTTTTCAGGCGCTTCAGGGCGTCCCGGTAATCCTTCACTGCCTGCAGCACGATGGCATTGGCGAGATTTTCATAAGGATCGGTCATCACACCACCTCAAGATCAGCCTTGACCGCGTCAATCAGTGCGGTCTGCGTCATCTCTTTCTTGGATAGCGCCTTTACAATCCTTTCGTCGATGGTGCCCTTGGTAATAATGTGCTGGATCACCACAGTGCCGGATTTTTGACCTTGCCGCCAGAGACGGGCATTGGTCTGTTGATATAATTCCAGCGACCACGTAAGACCGAACCACACAAGGGTGGAGCCTCCGGCCTGAAGGTTCAAACCGTGACCGGCAGAGGCCGGATGGATGACTGCTACAGGAATCTTTCCCGCATTCCAGTCAGCAATATCTCGGCTGGTCTTGATCTCCCGAACATTGAAGCGGTTCTTGATGCGGCTTAGGTCATGTCGGAACCAGTAGGCCACAAGAAGCGGTTTTTCATTGGCGGCCTCGATAATATCCTCCAAAGCGTCCAGCTTCCTATCGTGGAACTCGATGACCTCACCGGTATCGGCATAAATGGCACCATTTGCGAGCTGTGAGAGCTTGCCCGTAAGCGATGCGGCATTGGCAGCAGTCACTTCACCATCGGGGAGCTGCAATATGAGCTCCTGTTTCAAATCTTCATAACGGCTGCGCTCAGTGTCGGAAAGCTGCACTTCATATTCTGTTGAAACCAGCTCCGGCATCTTCAGATGGTCGGTAGATTTCATGGAAATCGTGATATCCGAGATCCTCCGATAGATGGCATCCTCCGCATAGGGCAACGGCTTATAGGAGTAGATGATCTCGCCGTTTCTCTTGTCCGGCATGAAGTAATTCGTCCGGTACTGCGTGATAAAGCGTCCGAGGCGCTCACCCATATCCAGAACCTTAAACTCTGCCCACAGATCCATAAGACCGTTGGAAGAAGGCGTGCCGGTAAGCCCGATAATGCGATGGAGCTTCGGTCTCACTTTCATCAGGGACTTGAAGCGCTTAGCCTTGTGGTTTTTGAAGGATGAGAGCTCGTCGATGATCACCATATCGAAGTCGAAGGGAAAACCGGACTCGTCAATGAGCCACTGCAGGTTCTCGCGGTTGATGATCGTGATATCCGCTTGCTGCATAAGGGCTGCCTTCCGTTCCTTTGGCGTCCCGACTGCGACCGCATAGGTCAGACCGCTAAGGTGCTCCCATTTCTGGATCTCCGCTGGCCATGTGTCGCGGGCGACTCGTAAGGGCGCGACCACCAGAACGCGGTGGACTTCAAAGCTGTCAAACAAGAGGTCGTTTACTGCCGTCAGGCTGATGATCGTCTTGCCGAGTCCCATATCCAGCAGGACTGCGGCCACAGGGTGCTTTTCGATATAGCGGATGGCATAGTCCTGATAATCATGTGGATTGAAGTTCATCGATCATCCCTCCAATCTGCTCCGGATCGTCAATGACATAGACCGGAAAACCCAGCTCCCGCAGCAGCCTGTGGCGTGAGAGCTGGAGCGGGCGTGGCTTTTTGCCGGGAGCCTTCAGCTCTGCAAAACCGATATGGCCGTCAGGGAGTAAGATCAGGCGGTCGGGCATTCCTGCGAAAGAGGGACACACCAGCTTAAGTGCAATGCCACCATGCTTTTTAACCGTCATAGTTAACTTGTTTTCTATCTGTTTTTCTATCATTGCAAACCTCCGTCAGGCGTTAATTTCAGGGGATGTGCAAGGTGTATCAATGGTATTTACCAAACTTTTTCTTAGAGCTATTTTTTAAGGCCTAAGAGAGTTTTTATATAAGACCTTGATACACCTTGTCATAGTCCCGGATTACTGCAGAAAATCTTCCTCTGCACCAGTGTCCTCATGAATCTTTAAGCCCTTGAAATAGCGCTTCCGATTCAGTGTCAGCCGTTCGAATCCGGCTTTCTCCAGCGCAAAGTAAAAATCTGCCGTGCTGCGCACATACTCATTGCAGTCCAGCGAGTAGTTGCGGTACGCCTGATAGAGCGCCGAGGAGCTTTCCTTAAAGGACTCATCTACATCGCACTTCTCGTCCAGAAAATGGCCGAACCAGTCGTTCTGGCTGCGATATTCATCGATGGCCTTTGTCACGCAGTCCGGTACCGGAATCTGGTAGTCCAGCGCGATGACCTTTTTGGCTCCTTCGATGATCCATGCCAGAATGCTTTCACCGGCATTTTCATATAGGTACTCGCCGTAATTTTTGATGTCGGCCTTGCCCTCGATCTTGGCGTTGAACGGGATCACGATAAGCCTGCGCCAGATACCGTCATCGGAGGCAGAGACGCGAGGCAGGTGGTTCGTATATAGCACCAGCGTATGGCAGGGCTTGAAGGAAAACGGGTCTTTATACTTTTTCTCCGCAAACACATCATCCGTAGAGCAGAGCTGCTTGACGGTAGAGTCATTGAGACGTGCGCCTTCCTGCATTTCGGCAGCGATCAGCAGGCGTTTGCCCTTGACCTCAGCCATTTCCGGCTTGATGTTCCTGCGGCAGCCGACGGTCAGGGTATCTGCGGATATATTTCCGCTGTAGAGTCCAAGCACGCGGGAGATGGCATTCCAGAAGGTGGATTTGCCGTTGCGTCCATCGCCGTATGCAATGATGAGTGCCTCCACAAAAACCTTCCCGATTGCAGCAAGGCCGCAGATCATCTGTACATAGTCGATAAGCTGCTGATCCTTTTGAAAAATCAGATCCAGATTATCCTGCCAGAGCTGCGCTCCTTTACAGCCGGGTGACACGGACGTGATTTTTGTAATAAAGTCATCTGCAGAATGTTCGCGGGCTCCGGTCATGCCTTTTCTAAGGTCGTAGGTCGCCTCCGGTGTGCAGAGCAGGAAGCAGTCTGCGTCCAAGTCTCTTGGCGAGATTTCCAGCATAGGGTGCGTCTCTTTGAGGGTAGATGTAATGTTTTTGGAGTCGCGTCTGCGGACGGCAAAGCTCTGGTAGGCCTTGGCGGCAAGGAACTCCTGATATGCCTCCATCTGCTCGTCGCTCATCAGTTGTTCAGCTTTGGCCTTGGATGTGTTATCGAGGATTTCCTGCGCACCACAGTTTTTGAGCTTCTGCAGAGCCTCCATCATATTTCGATTGGCTTCTGCGAGCTGCCTGCGGGTGAGTTCATGAGCGACGGCCTGAGCGCCGGGCTCTGTTTCCTGCCAGTAGTGGTCACTGTATCGGATAAAGTGGGTAGCCGGTGAATAGCGCAGCTCGTTTGCAAAATACTTTGAGAGCACCTCGGCCTGCCCGACGTCGGAAAAGTCCTCCGGCTTATAGCTGTTCTCGTCGTTATAGACTTCCGGAGGGACATATCCGTCCTCACGGCTGATCTTGGAATAAAAGCGCTGGGCGCTGTGCCAGATTGTACTAAGCTCGCTGTTATCCAGAGGTGGCACGCAGCTCGCGGACTTTTCCAGAAAACTTTGGTAGGCCTTTTCCGTATCGCCGTATTTCTTTATGACGATACCGGCAAAGCGGGACATGGTAGCGTTACGGCTTCCTTCCGGGATCACGACATCTTTTTCATGCCCGCCGGGCAGGTCTGCATCGAACTCATCGTCATTCAAAAATTCTGTGAGGTTCATGCGACCGGGATAGAGCTCTACATTCGGCTCCTGTGTTCCGAAGAAGAAGCGAGCAGCATCCAGTGCCTTCGTATCGAAATACGGGAATATGGAATTGACCAGCTTCTTCATATCGCTATAGAGGGCGGCATCCGTCACCCGGTCGATGGGAAAGAGCACGTGGAACTTTGGCCTTGCCGGTTTGCCGTTTTTCTCGCGCTGATTAAAACGGCTGTAATGGATGGCGAGGCTTACTCCCGGAAATGCCTCCAGCACGTCTGCCGGTGTGATCCAGTCTTTCGGATCTTCGGAATGGTCGTTATCACAGTCCACGGGAAGACAGTCAGCGGAGAGAAAGTTGTCGCTGTTGCGGTAGTGATTTTTGTACTCCGCGCACACATAGTCGTGCCCGACTGCGTCTCTCATGCTGTCCGAGTCCATGACAACGGTCTTATGCGGATAGGAGCAGTTTCCGGGATTGCCGATAAAATCGGCGCTATACAGGGTAAACATCAGTCATACACCTCCTCCGATTCTTCCTCCAGCACCTTCGTGATAAATTTCAGGGCGCGGATCATGGTTTCCAGTTCGCAGTCGCCGCCGAGGGTAACTTCAAAACCGTTGCAGCCGAATCTGTCCATAAAAGGCGTGACATGGATATCTGTGCTGGCTTCATCGGAAATGCGGAAATAGGTGCGTCCGCCGTGGCCGGTGTCGCCACCTTTGTAACCGGTTGTCCCGGCTTCGACCTGCAGGATATTGGCACTTACTACATCGCGGGTGTAGGTCGTGATCTCAGTGCCATCGAAAAGCTCTCTGCGATTTTCTTTAATTTCATACATAGCGTTAAACCTCCTGACATTCTTCTGTGAAATAGCGCAAGTGATAGCCCTTCCACTTGGCACGTTTGATTTCTGATTCCATACCGGATGAGATGCGGCTACCGAATACCCAGACCTCAGCACACTTGCTCATGAGGGCATTCCCGAAGAAAAGACCAAGCTCACGTTCATCCGGATTGTCATCATCAAGGAACTGCGGAAATAGCAGATGCGGTGCGATAGGGATATATCCCTTGTCCACGGCAAAGCGGCTGTAGCGTCTGGCATTGGCTACGTTTGCCTCCACATCTCCGGAAAACGGAGAGCAGATGTAGACGATAGGCCGGAAAGCACGAAGGGACTGCTTTTCATTTGCAGCAATCCGGGAGAGTGCTTCACCTGCAGTTGGGTCAGGATAGCCTTCGCTGTTGCGATAATCGTTGTTCACTCAAAAGTCCTCCTTTCCGGGCAGACTTAAAGGCGTCCACCTCCAATTTCCACTGGAGATGAACGCCTGATTTGAGCGGACGGTTTTTAATCTTTTTTGTAAAAGGGCGTGACGTAACCGTCGGCGCGGAGCTTCAGGCCTTTTGCCCACGGCGGAGTCCTGCCCATCTGTTCACAGAGAACGTCAAGAGACATGCGAGGGTCTGCTTCGATGACCAGCTCGTCATGGATATGCATGACGATGGAGCAGCAGCGCAGCGTCTTCATGGCATAGCAGAGAATGTCGCGGGAGGTTGCCTGCACGATATTTTCCACAAATTTCGGCCCGTATGAATCGAGCCGTTCCCATTTTTTCGTACTGCCGATGCCCTCATAGGTGATACACTCGCCTCCGAATTTATTCGTTCCGACCTTTGGCTTTACGTAGGCGAGGTTCCGTCCGGAGGGCAGTGTAATAAAAAGCATCCCGGAACGGCAGGAGAAGGTAAGTCCGTAGCTGCTGGTTGTGTGTTTGTACTTCACAGCTTCCATAACAGCGCGGTCGACATCCCACCAGAATTTCACGATGTTGGGATTTGTCTGCCGCCATGCATCTACCAGCGGAGGAAGCTCATCTTCGGAAAGTCCCATCTCAATAGCTCCCATTGCCTTTAAGGCACCGACCGAGCCTCCGTAGCCGAGCGCGAGTTCCGCGATTTTGCCTTTTTGGCGCAGGTGGCCGTTGATGCCATGCTTCTCAACCGGAACATGGAACATCTGACTGGCGCTGGCGCAGTAGATGTCACCTCCGGTTTCAAAGACTTTTTGACGCCACGTCTCACCGGCATACCACGCGATGACTCTTGCTTCGATGGCGCTGAAGTCGGAAACATAAAACTGCGTACCGTCCTTCGGGATGAATGCTGTACGGATCAGTTGGGAGAGGGTGTCCGGGACATCCTCATATAGAAGCTTCACGGCATCGAAGTTGCCGGATTTTACAAGGGCACGAGCATCGGCCAGATCCGGGAGATGATTTTGCGGGAGGTTTTGTAATTGTATAAGCCTGCCTGCCCAGCGACCGGTACGATTGGCTCCGTAAAAGGCAAACATGCCGCGAGCCCTGCCGTCATCACAGACTGCACGCTCCATCGTCTGATATTTCCTGACAGAAGATTTTGCAAGCTGCTGTCGAAGTTCCAGAACGGCTTGAAGTTCGGGTGGAGCGGTTTTGATAAGCTCTGCCACGACTTTCTTTCCAAGGCTGTCAGTTTCGAGTCCGTTATCGGAGAGCCACTGTTTCATTTGCTGGACGGAGTTTGGATTATCAAGTGCTGTCATATCTTTCATAGCAGCAGTCAGTTCTGACCGGGAGCGGGAGTCCATTTCGATGGCTTCTTTTACCAGATCCATATCGAGCCGGACACCTCTGTCGTTGATTTCCTGATCGATGTGGTATTCATCCCAGACCGCCTCCGGCACAGGGAATTTGGCAAGACGATCCTTAATGCCGATCTCGGTCTCTACATCTCTGATATTATATTTTTTGAAGGTCTCCCACTTGTTCGGTGCATGGAAAGGGTGGTTCCTTGTGCGACCGCCGTTTGTTTTCGTCGGAGCACAGGGCACGGAGAAGTATTTGATCAGGTCTTTTCCCTCCGTGAGTTTCTGTTTTTCAAGACCGAGGACGGCACCGACGCCTTCCAGAGAAAGCGGCAGTCCCATTGTTGCCGCCCAGACCATAGAGCAGCGCCAGCTTTCCGGATTTAAGAAGCGTGCGAATTCGGTCGAGAGAGGGTGGTTATCGTGGAAGGGATCAAGGCTTACTCCAAGATCGCGGAGATATCGGGATAAGCACACCCGTTCAAAATTTGCATTGAAAGCCCATTTGATTACAGTATCATCAGTCAAGGCTTCTATGATTTCCTGCGGCAGACGTTCTCCCTGTGCAAGGTCAATGACCGTCACCTCGGAGCCGTCGGAGCTGTAGCCGAACAGCAGTATCTCAAAATCCGGTGACTCGGCATATTTATATACGCCACATTTGGATAGGTTCACGTCGCTGTAGGTTTCGATATCAATACTGAGTGTTTGCATAGATTTTCACCTCAATTCAAACAAGCGGCTTAAGATCACTCCTAAGCCGCCTGCCGGTACTGGATTATTTCAGGGATTCCATACGCTTGATATGGTATTCGTCGTCCTGCGCGGCCTTTTTCTCCTCGCGCTTCTCACGCTTGAAGTCGTTGATCACCGTCTGGATGGCGACCACTGCCCAAGACAGGACTACGATGCAGAAGCACCCGATCAGAATGTTGCAGAGAAGGGATGAAATCATAACTGTGCTTTCCATTGTTTTGCGCTCCTTTCCTTAGTTGAGAAAATCTTCATCGTCGTCAGTAGCAAAGTCGGACTCAGCGCTTGCCTTGCCGCCGAGAGGCTCACCGTCGCGGATCTTCTGCAGGTTGTTGAGCCCGCAGGCGATTCCCTTGTTGCCGGAAGAGTTGAAAGCATAAAACGTGATGCTGGCTCTGCCGTACACGCCGCTGTACACTTCGGAGCGGGTGAGAATCGGATTCAGGTCTGCGTCCACGATGCCGGGAGCAGAGGTTGCATTGGCGTTGACGAAGTAGGCATTCTTGTAGGCCTCGTCGTCCGGACGCTCTGCATCGCCGTCACGCAGAGGAGTCTTCAAAACAGAGAGCGCCGGTACGGACTTGCCGTTACCCTTGAGTTTGGCCTCGCCCTCCTTGTAGGCAGCCTCGATAGCAGCCTGAATCTTGGCGATGGTCTTGGTGTCGGACTTCGGGATGATGAGACTCACGCTGTACTTGGGAGTGCCGCCGTTGATGGACTTCGGCTCCCAGACATTTGCGTAGCTCCAGCGTGTGTCGACACCGGTGATAACCTTCATGGGATTACTGATTTTTACATTCTTACTCATTGTCGTTTTCCTCCATAAAATCATTTTTTGCTGTATTCATGGCCGGGCGCTTGTCGCTATCCGGCACAAGTGTGGGTTTGCCCTGCGGCTTTTCAATGTAAGCCGTCAGGAGTTCATCAAAGCGGGACTTGCCGAGGAGCTTCTGCATGGCGGTAATGCCGAGCAGCTTTTTCTCATACGGGTCAAAGCCTGCTTTCTCGACCGCGTCAATGACGGCGGCCTCGTTGCTGTACCTGCGGTTGCTGCGTCCTTCGACGAGCTTAAAGCCAGTCCATTCCTTGCCGGAGAGAGCTTGCTGCAGAGCGTATTCCTTGATATCGGAAGCCCAGCTAACCAGTTCATCTACCTTGCCGAGGATAACCTCGATCTCGGTATCCGTAAGCAGTGGCGGGAGCTTGAAATCATGCTGCGCAAGCTTCAGATTTGCCTCGGCTCTGGCGCGGCACTCATTCTTAGCCTTGCAGAAGCCGCACCATTCACCGCACAGGAAGTTCCCGTCACCGGCAAAAGCCAAATCTGCGGTGGGCTTTAAGACTTCATCCGCCCAGCGGTACAAGTCGTCCTTGCTGATTTCGTAGGTGCTGACGTTCTGACGCCTCGGTTGGTAAATAGTCATGGAAACCTGTTCGATGTCGTAAATGTCATCGAAAAGCTCCAAAGCGCCGAGAGCGTAGCACTGCATCTGCGGATTCTCCTCTGCAGAGACCAAGACGCCTAAGCCGTGCTTGTAGTCGATCACCCGGAGCGTACCGTCCGCAATGATGATGCAGTCGGCGGTTCCGAAGCCTTGTTCTACCCAGCGAGAGAAGTCCACACGCTGCTCGATAAGAACTACCGGGTCGGTGCAGGTTTCCTTGGCGGCTTCGACCTGCTCCAGCACATATTCGGCATAGCCGGAGGTAGCATCCTCCATCTCCTCGGAATACCACTTGAGGCTATCGGTCGGATCGTCAGCAGGTATACCGAGTGCGGTCTTTAGCTTGTACTCGCCAAGCGCATGAGCGTCAGTGCCTTCTGCAGCGTAGTCTGATCCTTTGTCCTCATAGATTTCGCAGAGCCTCGCTGACGGTGGGCAGTGCAGCCACCTGTCGGAGCTGGATGCGGACAGGATTGCATGTGCTTTAGTTGCCATTGCCGATCACCTCCGCGTCCTTCATCAGGGCTTCGTAGTTTGCCGGATCAATCTCCGAGAGCTTTGCAGCACCGTACTTTTTAAGCAGGGCGCGTACTTCTGCGGTATGACCGGCACGGGACTTCTCAGCAAGGACGGCTCTTACGTCCTCCAGCTTGAGTTCAGGCTTCGCTTCCTTCTTGGTGGGAGCTTCCGTGGCCTTCGCGTCATCGTCATCGCCGGAAAACTGCTGGTAGAGCCAGTCGGCTGCGGCATTAATAGAAGCAGCAGCGGTGCGGAGCTCTTCGATGGTCTGTGCCATTTCTGCCATTTTTGACATTTTCTTTTCCTCCTTCCTCGGATTGGCTTGCGGCAAGGAGTGAGAGGTTCCTTGCCAGTCTGGCGGATACGTGACTGATGGAATTCAAGAGCTTGATCTCCTCGTTCACGTTGCCGCCTGTGTCTGCGTAACTGCGAATCATCTGTTGTTCACCTCGCTTTCTGAAGGCTGTGTTCTCTTGCCTTCACCTTCCACTGGAGATGAACCGTTGATTTGAGCGGAGGATTTTATAAAAAATTTCCGACCACCATCCGAAAGAGGGACAGTGGCCGGAAAGGGTGTGGTTCGTGGTCTTGATATTACTTTTCGCCGGTAATTCTGCGCAGGTCGGTGCGATACTTCTTCATCTGATCCGCGAAGGTCTTCTGTGGGCGACCGAGTTCTCTTGCAATAGCACGGTCTGAAATGCCCTCCGGGTGATCCTTCCAAAGCTGGATGATGGTATCGGCCTCCGGATCAAGCTCACGCAGTCTGGCAAAGAGCTGCTCTAAGAGCATTCGGTCGGCGATGACTTCTTCCATCGGCTTACTGCTGTCAGGAATATAGTCACCGAGGGTGCCGTTGCCATCGGGGAGAGGCTGATCCAGAGAAGTAATGTCACCTGCTGCATGGTATTCGCAGCCGATGCAGTCACCGTCGCATTTCCAGATGAAGCGATAAGGGCACATGCACCTGCCATGATCCTGCTCTTTGTGGCGAATACGGTCAGCTTCCTTATAGAAAGAGTCGTGCTGTTCCTTGGTGACCGGCACCTTTTCGCCGGTGCTGCGAATGTAGATGAAATAGGTCTTTTCTTCTTTTGACATGTTTTGCCTCCGTTGCTTTTCTGAAACGGAGCCAGCGCATGTCCTAAAAAAAGGCGCAAAAGGCCTACCGGAATAGAGCTACAAGCTCCGTTTCGATTGGCCAGCAAGTTCGCGCCGCTGGTTTGTGATATTTGGTTTTACGTCATGTCCACTGCGAACGGCTCTTGATCAGGGAGCCAGCTTTAATGACGGTGATAAGCAAGCGTCGGTTTAAGTGAGTTTATGTGAGTTAGGGTCGGTTTGCTATTGAAATTTGTCGGATTATCCTATATAATTAATAAAATAAAGTCGCCCTTTGTCTGTTTGACCTCTCCGCTTGCTCATCTGTTTATAGGATACTTTCTGCGGATGGGACTTACATCGGGCTATGAAGGGACTAATGGGACTTATGAAGGGACTTTTTGAAAGCAGAGGATGGTAGATGAATTTTGCACAATGCAGTTCAAAGATATATCCCTACTGCAAAGGGATTCAGAATCAGGGAATCTTTGTGGCTAAACTCTTTCGAGCGGGAGGAAGCAATCAATTTTCTGATTCGCCATACGACAGCCATGAGTATGAAAAGAAATTGATTAGCGGACAAAAGCCTAAGCCGCTGACGGATAAGCTCAAGCGCACATTCCCATCGCCGATTAATACTGATGGAATCGCTAAATTCCTTGAAGGCCATATCGATGATGATCGTATTCCTGAAGCAATGAATGCATATGGAATACCAGATACCATAGATTCGGACAAAAAGGCTCTGGCTGGAGCAATCGCAAGGCAGTATCAGTTGATGTTTGAAAGCCCTGATGCTGATGTTGAAGATATAGTTTCCGCTGAGTACAGGCGAATCCTTGATGAGAAACCGGCAGAGGATTTACAAAAGTTCAAACCTCTATACCAAGGCGATAGCATCGCAGTGTATGGCGGAGAACAGGGGTATCAAAAGCAGACAGACGAATCATTTCGTCACACTTGGGAATTGCGGAATACCGGTCTTGTCACATGGGAACACCGAAAACTGGTTTTTATTAAGACGTATAAAGTCGGGCCACTTGCAGAAGAGACAGAAATAGAAATCCCGAAAGTAGAGCCCGGAGAGAATAAAAAAATTGCCGTGGTCATGCAGACACGCGGCAAGGAAGGCAGATTTGATTGTCATTTTGAAATGCATGATGCTGATGGAAGGGACTGTTTTCCGAATCATAAAAGTGTATTTGACATAAAGGTAAAGATCGATTTTGTACCAAAGGAAACAACGGAGGTGTAGAACGTGGCAGAGAATATCGAAAAATGGACAAATCTGAAAGACGTACAGGAATATTTAGGCGTAGGCCGTGAGACCATTCTTCAGTGGATTTCAAAAAGAGACATGCCCGCTTACAAAGTCGGTAGGATGTGGAAATTTAAACTGTCCGAGGTCGACGACTGGATTCGTTCTGGCGGAGCATCGGATGACGCTGACAAGAAAGATGCGGAATAGAATAATGAGTCCGGATTAATGGACAGGCAAAAGACTATGATCAAAATGTACCTCTATCGGAAATAGAGGATGAAAGCGAGGATTATATAATGGCAAGAGCTGCAAAAGCTAAAGACACACAGGTTTCTCTTGAAACTGTTTTATGGAATTGCCGCGTTGCATTACGTGGCGTCGGGAGTACCGAAAAGAATAGAGATGCAGTTATTGGGCTGGTATTTCTGAAATTTGCAGGAGACAAATTTGAAAAGCGTCGCGCCCAGATCGCGGAGGAGCATAAGAACGATGATCCGAAGCTGGTGGAAATCCTGCAAAACAAGGTATCCTCTTATAATGCCGAAAACGTGTTTTATCTGAAAGAGACTGCACGCTGGTCATACATCGTAAAACATGCATCTTCCGATGACATCGCGGTTATTATTGATCAGGCTATGGCTGATATCGAAGACAGCAATCCGGCTTTAAAGGGAGCGGTTTCCAAGAACCTGTATGCTACGCTTGGCGCAGATAAATCAAAACTGAAGAGTCTAATTGATGAGGTAAACAAAATTGATGAGAAGCGATTCCAAGAGGAAGATCTAATCGGTCGTGTCTATGAATACTTCCTTCAGGTTTATGCAGCTTCCGGTACAAAGGAAGATGGTGAATTCTACACACCGGCCTGCGTTGTTAAACTGATTGCAGAGATGATTGAGCCCTACAGCGGGACGGTTTATGATCCTTGTTGTGGTTCTGGAGGCATGTTCGTACAGTCTCTGAAATTTGTCGACAGACATCATGGTAGCAGGAAAAAAGTCTCTATCATTGGTCAAGAAAGTAATCCGGATACATGGCGCCTTTGCAAGATGAATCTTGCGATCCGTGGCATCGCCCATAATCTTGGAGAAAAGAACGCATCCACATTCACAGAAGACCTTCACAAAGACAAGAAGGTTGACTTCGTTATGGCTAATCCTCCATTTAACCTGAAGGATTGGAGAACTGAAGATGAGTTGACGGATGATTATAGATGGCACGGGTATGTAGTTCCACGAGTTGCTAATGCAAATTACGCATGGATACTTCATATGATTTCCAAACTTGATGTGTCTCATGGAATTGCAGGGTTTCTTCTCGCAAATGGAGCTTTAAATGATCCGGATGAATATGAGAATCGAAAGAGGCTTATAGAAAATGATAAGATTGAGGCAATAATTGTTTTGCCACGCGATATGTTTTATACAGTTCCAATTTCCTGCACTATGTGGATAGTCAACATGAATAAAAAGGCTGGAAACTGGCACGGAAGAAATCTAAGAGATCGTACCGGAGAAACACTTTTTGTCGATTTGCGTACATGGAATAGTAATGTGGAAGAAATCGTCATTGATAAAGGTAAGAAGAAAAAGAAAATTGTTTTATCAGATAGCCAAATCTCATCTATAAAAGAACTTTATTCTAATTGGCAAAGTGCCGAATCGAATAAATATACAGACGTTGCTGAGTTTTGTCATTCTGCATCTATTGACGAGATAAGAGCTAATGACTATTCATTGCTACCAAGCAAATATATTGAATTCATTGACCATGATTTGGATATCGATTTTCCAAGCGAAATGAGTCGTATTCAGGAAGAGATGCGGGGTGTTATGAAGAGAGAAAAGCAATCTCAAGCTATGCTTGAAGACGCTTTTAGGGGGATAGGATATGGGATTGATTAAATATCTTATTGGGGATTTGATAGAACAAACAGCTGAACAAAATTTAAATCTGGAATTTGGCGAAGAGGATGTTATGGGGGTAACCATAGCAAAGCAAATCATACCAACTAAAGCGGATGTATCCGGAAATGACTTGAGTAAATTCTTAATCGTTCATCCCGGTGAGTTTGTATATAATCCACGTACACACGGAGCTAAAATCGGTCTTGGGTTCAATGATAGAAATGTTAGCTTTCTGATAAGTTGGAATAACACGTGTTTTCGAGTGAAGGAAAGCGCAAAATCTAAGGTGATTCCAGAATATTTGTTTTTATATTTTAATAGAGACGAATGGGATCGAGAAGCATGTATCAATTCTTGGGGAAGTTCAACTGAAGTCTTTTCTTGGGATGCATTATGTGGAATGTCGATATATTTACCTTCCTATGAGATTCAAGAAAAATTTGTAGCTGTTTATGAAGCAATGGTGAAAAATCAAGAAGCTTATGAAAGCGGATTAGAAGATCTGAAACTTGTTTGTGATGGATATATAGAAGAATTGCGAAGAAGATATCCAATTAAGAAAATTGGGGAATACATTGAAAGGTATGATGTCCGAAATGGTGAAAATGGAACAGATAATGTGATGGGCATCAGTGTATATAAAGATTTTAGAATACCTACATCGAAAGTAGACAGAAATAATTTATCAAATTACAAGGTTGTAAAACCTCGACAGATCGGTTTTGTTCAGACTACGCATAATGAAAAAGTTTTTGCTTATGCTTTTAATGATACAGAGCAGGATATAGTTATATCCTCAGTAAATGAGGTCTTTCAAACAGATGAGGGCAAACTGATACCCGAATATCTGTGTATGTTCTTTAATAGAACCGAATTTGATCGATATGCTCGATTTCATTCTTGGGGATCTGCACGAGAAACCTTTACGTGGGATGATGTTTGTAATGTAAAGATCCCTATACCGGATTTAACAATACAGAAATCAATTGCAGACATATATAAAGTTTATAAAGAAAGACAGAGAATAAATGAAACTCTGAAGCAAGGAATAAAGAATCTTAGTCCGATTCTTATTAAAGGTTCCCGTGAAGAGGCCGAAAAAGAGGTGGCGGCCATATGATCTTTTCTCAGCGTTATAAGGATTTGATCGATTTCGGCAATGGAGAATCCAAGGATGAGATCTGCGGTGATATAGATTTTACTGTTAAACAAAAGATCGCCAAGGCTCTGGAAGATTTCAGGGAGCCACAAAAGTATCATCCGAACAGATATGACAGCTACGAAGAGACGACAGATGCCCTTGAGATTGCGGCAAACAAGCTCAATGAGCTGATCGGATACCCGGTTGCCAATCTTGCTGCAATGGACTTCAATCCAATGGGTGAGAGCAGCATGGTGCTGGGGGCTATGTTTACACCGTTTCTTTTCGATTTGATAGAGCTTCAATATGAGGCTTTATCTGACAGCGAAAAGGAACCGTTCAGAATGGCTGTCAATAATGTACTTAAAGATAATGATGTGCCTTGGATCATTGCTGATGGCGTAATGATAAAAATAGACGCGAAGCAATTTGAACAGGATCTGAAGCGCAAAGCGTTAGAACAGCTTCATGAGCTTACGGATTCGGCACCTGTATTCCAGACTGCTTATGACGAATTAGTAAAGGCAGTAGAGTTTCTTGAAAAGGATAATTATGCCGAGGCCGTTACGAATGCCGGTAAAAGTTATGAGAGTGTCATGAAAATCATCTGTGGCGTTGATAAGGGCAATGCAGACAAACTTACAAAGCAGATTATAAACGACACCCATATTGAGCTTCCGGACGGAATCAGTGCTGAAGGGTTCAGACAAAATGTTCTCATGGCGCTTCCATATGTTCGAAACAATGTAGGAGCACACGGCTCTGGATTGAGTACGACGGAATTGTCGAGACCGCTTGCTAATCTCGCCGTAAACTTAGCAGCGGCACTTGACACATACCTTATCGAGGAATACGGCGAGGAGAACTAAATGGGAGGAGGCGTCCCAAATGAATTATATTTTTGAAAAAGGGAAATTTACAGAGGGCGAACTTGAGCAAGCAATCATAGAACTGTTCGAGCAGCAGGGTTACACTTATGTGCCCGGCGAGAGCATTCACAGAAGGTACGAAGATATCCTTCTGACAGATGATCTGCGTTCATACCTTGTATCGCGTTATAACAATGACCTGAGTGATGTGGAAATCCAGAAGGTCATTAATAAACTGCGCCTTATCAACTCGACGCCTCTGTACATTGGAAATCGTGAATCCTTTAGACTTGTTACGGAGGGATTCGACCTTGGACGTGATGATATTACCCAAGTGGCGCTGCATGTCGATTACATTGATTTTGAACATCCGGAGAACAACATCTTCAAAGTGATAAATCAGTATTCTGTACAGGACAAGCGTCTGCGCAGACCGGATCTTCTTGTATTTATCAATGGTATCCCTGTGACTATTTTGGAGTTCAAGTCAGCTATTGAAGAAGACACCACAGTTCATGATGCATGGGAACAGATTACGATTCGATATTGCAGGGATATTCCGAAGCTGATGAAGTATTGTTTTCTGTCGGTTATCAGCGATGGCGCAAATAACTGCATGGGCAGTATCTTCACGCCATATGAATATTATTACGCTTGGAATAAAGCGAATGATCAGGACAAGGTTTCTAACGGAATCAGCTCCCTTTATACAATGATAGAGGGTGCTTTTGCCAAGAATCGGGTTCTTCAAATTTTGCGTGATTTTGTATTCTATCCTGACGATAGCAAAAAGGATGAAGCTATTGTTTGTCGTTATCCGCAGTACTTTGGCGCAAATAAAATGCTCGCAAATATCAAGGAGCATATGCGCCCTGAAGGCGATGGTAAAGGCGGTACTTACTTCGGTGCAACAGGCTGCGGCAAGACCTATACCATGCTGTTCCTGTCGAGACTTATTGTTCTTAGGGATCATGAGACCTTTCACAATCCGACAATTATCATAATTGCCGACCGTGAAGATCTGGACACACAGACATCAGAACTGTTTGTAACGGCTAAAAAATATCTGCATGAAGATGATGTTCGAAGCATCGAGAGCCGTCAGGATTTACACGATACTCTGAATGACCGCCCAAGTGGTGGTGTCTACATTACAACAATTCAAAAATTCTGCGAGAGCACCGGTTTGCTTTCAGACAGAAGCAATATCATATGTATTTCGGATGAGGCTCATCGTACTCAGACCGGAGTTGGCGCAAAGTTGAAAAAGACGGATAAAGGCGTCTTTACGACATATGGATTCGGGCATTATCTGCGCACCAGCTTTCCAAATGCTACATACTGTGGTTTCACCGGAACTCCAATTGATGAAACAATAGCCGTTTTCGGTGACGTAGTTGACAGCTATACCATGAAAGAATCAAGCGACGATGGAATCACTGTCAGAATTGCTTATGAGCCTCGCCTTGCCCGCGTTATTCTTTCAGACGAGCAGGCAAAAGAAATCGAGAAATATTACGAGCAGTGTGCTCAAGAGGGATCAACCGAGGAGCAGATCGAGGAAAGCAAACGTGCAATGAGCAAGATGAATGCCATCCTCGGTCATCCGGATAGAATAAAGAAACTGGCCGCAGATATTGTAAGCCACTATGAATCTCTTTGTGCGGAAAAGCCGGAGATCGTTCAGAAGGCTATGATAGTATGCGCCGACAGGAAGATTGCGTTTCGCGTACTAAAGGCTATTGAAGCACTGCGCCCGGACTGGACGGTTAAGCGTAAGGCTGAAAATGAGGATGAGCTGACTCAAGAACAGTTGGATAAATTGGAGGCTCTTCCAAAAATAAATCTTGTTGCGACGCAGGGGCAGAACGACGAGAAGGAGCTGTATGATCTCTGTGGTTCCAAAGAGTATCGAAAGATGCTCGATAAACAGTTTAAAAATACAGACTCAAATTTCAAAATTGCTATAGTCGTGGATATGTGGATTACCGGCTTTGATGTTCCTTCTCTGGCCGTGATGTACATAGATAAGCCACTTCAGAAGCATACCCTCATCCAGACGATATCCCGCGTTAATCGCGTTTTTGATGGAAAAGACAAGGGTCTCGTAGTCGATTATATTGGAATCAAAAATGACATGCTGGAAGCTGTCAAAAAATATGGAAGTCCACAGGAAAGCCCTATTGATGAGCTGAATATTTCGCTTTCTATCTTCCGCAATCATCTTTCATTGATTGATGAGGTGATGAGTGGTTTTGATGCTCGAAGGTTTTATGCCGGTTCTCCACTCGAAAGATTAAATTGCTTGAATGATGCTGCTGAGTTTGTACAGATAAAGAAAGATACGCAAACTCGCTTCATGGGGCTTTCCCGCAGACTGAAGGGAGCCTATTCGATTTGCTTCCCTTCCGGAGAGCTTACCGATGAAGAAACATCTAAAGCACAATTCTATCTTGCCATTCGGTCTATCATATACAAGCAAACTAAAGGTGATGCACCGGATGCAGAAATAATGAACCGTGTGGTTGAAGATATGGTAAGAGAGGCCATTACCTGCACCGGAATCGAGAATATTGTTGATGAGCATAAATCTGTGGATTTATTTAGCGATGATTTTCTCAAAGAGCTGGAGACGGTAAAGCTCCCTATTACAAAATTCAATGCGTTACTAAAATTGTTGAAAAAGGCAATTAATGCCTATGGAAAAGCGAACAAAGTAAAGGCTGTTGAATTTGATGAGCGTTTGCGTCAGGTGGTTGATGCCTATAACAGTAGAGACAAGTTGGTGTTCACCAGTGAGGTCGTGGCAGATTTTGTTAACGACCTGTCTGATCAGCTTATTAAGATTATGAATGACCTGAATGCTGATAAAGAGTCGTTCGAAAAAATGGGTATCACTTATGAAGAGAAGGCTTTTTACGACATTCTGGTTAAAGTGCGAGATGACCACGGATTCCCTTACGCGGATGAGAAGTGTATCGTTCTTGCAAAGAAAATCAAGGAGCTTGTAGACGACAAGTCTCAATATGACGATTGGTCTACTCGTGAAGATATCAAAAATCAGCTGAATATGGATCTGACCGTGCTTCTTTACAAGAATGGATATCCGCCTGAGTGGGATGAAGAGGTATTTGAAAAGGTCATGGAGCAGGCTGAGAATTTCAAGAAATATAGTCCAGATGGCGAAGAAACGGCTGTGGTGAAAGAAAAAACCACACCTTATCGCTATGATGCCCGCAATTTTGGAATGCCGACATCTATGGTTGCGGAAGATACTGTCCCATTCGGCAAGAAGGATGAATAGATGCAACCTGCTGGGAGGAGTGAGCATATGCTGAACAAATCAATAAACGACAAAAGGTTTAATGAAATATTTGTCGAGGTTCCCTATTCGGAGAGCCTTGGTCAGCATGCCAACGAACAGCTGAAGCTTTTTAAGCTGAAAGAGGTTATAAGCAATAGATTCTCGAAAGCCAAACTTCAGCAGTTTCTTGGTTGGAATATTGGCCAGTATGTTTTTTCAAGATCACAAATTGAGCAGTTTGTAGTTGATGGTAATGCATTTAGCGTCGGTGTTGAAGCACTTGATATCATGCATAAAAATGGCTCTGCAGATGAAAAAGGTACAGGAAATGAGGTGGGAGAAATCTTACTTTATGCCTTTTTGGAATCCGTCCTTGGTGCTCCGAAAATATACAGCAAGGTTGAACTGAATGTTACGGCAAAATCCGATAAGAGCGTATCCGATGGAATGCATCTGCTTTCTCTTGGCGGAGACGGTGATGTCTTATCGTATGAGATGGTATTTGGTGCCTCCAGCGTTGTAGGCGACATTGGCATAGCAATTGATGAAGCATTTGAGCACATATCCTGGATAGAGAAGAACTCTGCTGCAGAGATTCAGATTGTAGATAACACTATCTTTGAACTGCCCGAAAAAGATCCGGTTGCGATGCAGCTCAAGGAAATTATTACTCCCGATCCAAATAAGACGATTAACCGGGATACCGCATATGGAGTCTTTCTTGGCTACACTCTCGGTTTGGATGGTGAAAAATACAGCAATAGTGAATATCGAGAGCTTATTGATAAGAAAATGACTTCCGATATAAATCATGCTTTGCCAGCAATCAAGGAAAAAATAAAAAAACTTGGATTGACGAATAGATCTTTTTATGTGTATGTTCTGCCGTTTGATGATGCAGAGGATGACAAAAAGTCCATTATGCAGAACATTATGAGAGAAGGTGAAGATCTTGCCTAATGAACGAAATTTTGGGTATGGATACTTCTCCGACCTTAATAATAATCAATATCTTCGGACAATTTATCAAGATATTCTTTTCAATTATGCCATTCACCTATTTGGACTCGACAAAGAAAGAATGCGCGTGTTTTCACTTGCAGATGCACTTGCTTTTGCTGACCTTCTGTCCAAATCAAATCATCCGGAACTTTCAGATTCACAGAAGGAATGGGCGCAAGAGATTATAACGATGCTGGCGGAATTGTACCCGAATGACAGTAGGGTCTCTTATGTGGGAGGCTCTGTTTTAACTACGATCAATAATTATCGTGGTAAAAAGATATTAAATTCCTCTTTTAATGGAGTAGACATACGCGAAAAAATTTTTTCAAGTTATAAGCGTGAAAAGCTGTCAATCCCTACTGATCCCTCAAACGCTTTTATGAGTGCACAGAAAAAAATATACGATCATTTGACAGATGGGTACTATAGCTTTTCAGCACCGACATCGACCGGAAAGTCCTTCATAATGAGAATATTTATGAAGCAGCAGATTCTGGCAGGCGCGAAACAGAATTTTGCGCTAATAGTTCCTACGAAAGCGCTTATTAACGAAGTCCGAGCAAAGGTCACAGATGACCTTGGAAATAACTTAAGAGAGTTCGGATACCACATAGTCACAGCAGCTGGAGATGCTGCGCTGCAAGTAAAGCCGAAGTCTCCAGAAGAGCGACGAAATTATATCCTGATAATGACGCCTGAAAGACTCCTGTATCTTTTGATTAATGAGAAGGAGCTTCATATAGATTACTTGTTTATTGATGAGGCGCATAAGGTTTCGAGCGATGATAACCGAAGTCCTTTCTATTATCAGGTTACTCAGATGCTTTCAGAGGAATCTCCGAATACACATATTGTGTTTGCATCACCTAATGTGCCAAACCCGGAAATATATTTAAACCTGATAGGTCAGCTTGATGAGAAAAGCCGTAAGAAGCAGAAAATGCAAACGTCCTTGTCACCAGTCACGCAGATAAAGTTTCTCGTTGATTTGGTGGGAAATGAGGTCAGCGTCTATGATGAGCACGCTGAGGAACTTTTACCGGTAACTTTTGTACCACTCCCGGATGCAGAGTTGACAGATGTGTTACTTCGCTTTGAGCGAGACAGCGAGGGGAACAAAACACAGTCCATTATTTATTTTCCATCTACTCGTAAAACGGTTACGGCTGCAAGAGACTTTGCGGCCAACAGGATAGATCAGACAGATAATAAAAAGCTCATGGAGCTTTCAAAGGATATAAGCAACGAAGTGCATGGCGATTATTATCTTGCCGAGCTTGTCAAGAAGGGTGTTGCCTATCACATAGGATATTTACCGTCTTCTATTCGCCAGCGCATAGAAAAGCTTTTTAGGGATGGAGATATAACTGCGCTATTCTGCACAAGCACGCTGGTAGAAGGAGTCAATCTCCCTGCGGATAATTTGTTTGTTACAGATTTCAAAAATGGTTTAAAACACATGAAGGCCGTTGACTTTAGAAATCTGATAGGACGAGTCGGAAGGCTTGATTATAGCCTATACGGTAATGTATTTCTCGTTGCTTCGAACGAAAAAGCTAATGAGAAATATATAAGTCTGCTGAAAGAAAAGATCCCAGATCAAACTCTATCAGTAGAGAAACAGCTAACAAAGGCACAGAAGAAGCATGTTATTGCGACTCTTCTTTCTGGAACGGTTGAACTTGAAAAACATCCGACAAACCAGAGTGCTGACTCATATGATATGATGCGTAAATTCGCTATTATTCTACTGAACGATATATTGAAAGATCGTAACAGTAGGGTAAGACGTGAGTTCACAGCCTTGATGCAGCCGGGCGATGAAGACAAAATCAGAGAACTGTTTTCAAATCAGGAGTTCCAGCAGGATGACGATATTACAGTTTCGGTTGATCAGTCTGAATTTCTATATCAGGCAATAGCGTACAATGGACTGGAATTTCCGAAAATCGGTGCTGATGGGAAATACGATAAAGATGAACTTATGGACTTTCTGGAGCGACTTTACAAGATATTCAAATGGGAAGTCTATGAGTTTGACACGCTCGGCCATGTCGGGAAAACCTCCCATAAGCATGGAAAACTGAGCTGGTATGCGGTTATTCTTGGCCAGTGGGTACAGGGGTATGGATTAAGTCAAATTATGAATCAGGCATTGCAGCATAAAAGAAACTATCCCAAGAATGCCCTGTATATCGACAGAAATTACATAGACTATAACGATTCCCGTGAGCATCGAAATTACGTAATTTCTGATGTCCTATCCGTGATTGACGATGTTATTTTGTTCCGGCTTTCAAATTACTTCTTGAAGGTGTCGAGAGCATACAAAGAGATAAAGGGAGTCGATAAAGTTGAAAATGACTGGTACGAGTTTGTGGAATACGGATCTACTAACCGTGCTGCTATAAATATTGAAAAACACGGGTTTACGAGAGAATCTGCAATTTATATTTTGAAACACCCACAGTACATTGCTGCCACGGAGCCTGAGCTGAAAATCAGAAAAAGCATAGAGACCTGTGGTAACAGAGGTGTTCGTGACGACGTAGAGCTGGTGAAATATAATCTGCCAGATTTGTTTGTCGATTAAGAAGAGGAAGGTACACTTTTATGGGAAAAGAATTATTTGACAACATTCCGAGTAAAGTGGGCGATTTGCTCAGCGATGTAAAGAACGGCAAGGTAGGCCTTCCTGATTTACAGAGACCTTTTGTATGGAAAGATAGCAAAGCTCGCGACTTGCTGGATTCGATGTTAAAGGGCTATCCGATAGGCTACATCATGCTTTGGCAGTCTCCTGATGGATACGAAACCATAAACCACATCGGGACAAATGACAAAACTTACATTCACCCGGATTATTTGGTGATTGATGGCCAGCAGCGATTGACTGCTTTGCTGGCGGCCATATCCAGTATAAAAGTCAAAGATAAAAACTACTCTGAGCGGCAGATTCGGATTTCCTTCAATCCGCTTACTCGCGAGTTCGCTGTTTGGACAGAAGCTTATGAGAGAAATCCTGAGTGGATCAGTGTAATAAGCTCAGTATTTGAGGCTGACGCTAATCATGATGTCCCGAAGTTTCGCAGACAGTTCATCAAAGATTGTAATGCCGGTAGGGAGAGAAATGGGAAAGCGTTCCTGACCGATGATGAAGAGGAAGCAATCGAGACAAACTTGAACGACTTGCTCAATCTCTCTATTTATACTTTACCCACGCTCCGCATTAACACTAAAGCGACTGAGGAGGACGTTGCAGAGATTTTTGTGCGCGTAAACTCCGGAGGCCAGAAACTGACCGAGAAGAACTTCATAGAAACACTTCTTGCCGTTTACGATAATGATGTGCACGACAAGATTGATAAGTTCTGTGCGGAGTCGCGTATTCCGAAGGACGGCACCTCGTATAACTTTATTCTGAAAGCAGATCCATCGCATCTCATCCGTATGGCTGTTGGTGTTGGATTCCGTCGTGCCCGTTTGCGTTATGCCTATATGCTGATGCGAGGCAAGAACCTTGAAACCGGTGTTGTGACAAAAGAAGAGATGGATGCAAATCTTACAAAGTTCAAGAATGCACTGGACGAGGTTACAAACCTGAATAACTGGCATGCGTTCATGGGCTTATTTGCTGATGCCGGGTATGTGAACGGCAGCATAGTTGCATCCACGAATGCAGTGGTGTTCTGCTATGTTCTATACCTGATAGGAAAATACGATTATAAGGTACCGCCGATTGCACTTCAGAAGGTTATCAAAAAGTGGATATTCATGTCGACAATAACTTACTTCTATACAGGCTCAACAGAATCCGAAGTTGAGAAGCAGTTTGCTGATTTGAGAAATGTCCATACGGCAGATGAATTCGTTTCTTATTTGGATGGTGTTATTGCCACAAGATTCTCTGACGATTATTTCAATCTTACTCTGCCAGCAGACCTGATGAGCGCAGCTGCAACATCGCCTTCATGGTTCGGGTATATTGCTGCACTCAATGTATTGGGAACACCGATGCTGTTCAGCACGACGACACTTGCGGCAAAGCTCCTGCCGGGAGCCAGCGGGGACAAGAAGGCTATCGATAAACACCATATATTCCGAAGAATTATCTGACTGGAATCGGGTATACAAGTGATCGTGACCGGAACCAGATAGCGAACTTCACATATCTTGACTACAATACGAACATCGATATTTCTGATGATCCGCCTGCTGAGTATGTTGACAGGTACCGTCAGAAATTTGGCGATGATGGGTACAAAAAGACCTGCGCAGAAAACGCTCTGCCGGTTGACTTTGAAAAAATGTCGTACCCGGATTTCCTTGAGCAGCGCAGAAAGCTGATGGCCGGTATTGTAAAGAAGGCCTATGAGAAGCTTTGCGAGTGATCTCTTTTATAAAGGAGCTTAGTTTATGATTTCAGAAGAATTAAAAGCCATCATTGATAGGCTTAACGAACAAGGGAAGATGATTTTCCTCGAAGGAGCAACAGAAGAACAGGTTACTCAGTTTGAGAAAGAACATGAAATTTCACTTCCTGAAAAATATAAAGAATGGCTTTTTTACTCAGATGGTGGTGAGCTATTTCTGCCAGCCGGAGTTCAGTTTTATGGTGTGGCGCATAAGCCGGTCATCGATGTAAATGAAAATGACAGGCCTGATGAAAACTACATTGTTATCGGTGCATTAGCTTCAGGTGATCCGGTTTTATGTGAAAAGTCGGGAGAGAAAATTTCGATATATGATCATGAGGCGGGGTGTGTTGACGACGAGCTGATCTATGATGATTTTTATGCCTTCTTGAATGACCTTTATGACTTGCTTGGTATAGGAGAGTGAGCCTATGTCAAAAACAAGCATAAAGGAAAGAAATAAGGCGATAAGACTTGCTTGGGAAAGAGAACAAAAATTAGTTGCTGAAGGCAAAGGAACAAGGGACTGGTCGCAGGATCAGCAAAAGGACATTCTTGATCCCAATAAAGGAAAAGCCTACGACGAAAATGGACGTGCTTTTGAAGGCCAGCATATGAAGAGCGCTGCCGAATATCCTGAGTATCAAGGCGATCCAGATAATATACAGTTTCTTACAAGGGATGAACATTTGGAGGCTCACAAAGGTAGTTGGCAGAATCCGACTAATTGGTACTATAATCCGGAAACTAAAGAGTTCGTGGATTTCGGAGAGAATAAACCTATTCCTTGTGATCCAATTAATCTCAGTGAGCCGGTATGCAGACCTGTTGTTGTGAACCAGAATAAAAGTGACGCTACAAAAGAAATGGCAAAGTCGGAAGCGGAAACTACCGAGCGCACAAAGCCTTCACGACAAGAGGATGTGTCACGCCACTCAGAAAGTAAATCGCATAGTAAAACTACGGTAGCTCCACCAGAGGTACACGAGAGTTTTGGAGATAAGATTCTCCACGTAGTTGATGCGGTTAAAGAATTTAGTGAAAAGCATCCTGTCCTTACGGGTGTGATAAAGGCCGTGGGTATAGCTGCTGCAGCCGCTGGAGCTGGTGCAATAGCAAATAGCGCCAGAGGGTCGGGCGGTGGCTCAAGTACTTCTTCGTCAGATGATTATTTCAGTGGTTCTTCCGACGATGATTATTTCAATAGTTCTTCTGACGATGACTATGCAGACTCTTTGGATAGTGATGATTATGATAGCTCATCATCTGATAGAGATTATCCAGATGAGCGATCTTCACCTGAAGAACATACAGTGCCCGCACATGGGCAGCATTATCATACGAAGGATGGTGTTATTTGGAAAGAAAAGGAGCCGTATCAACGTGGCGGTAAGCATGATGATTAGCGTCGAGTGGATGGGATTTCGGACTTGTTCCCTCGGAGCGTAGAGTTGAGGCGATTGGAGAATATGTGCGGCTGCTTATATTATAGTAGGAACAAGCACATTGACCTGTTTCCGAGAACGTTCGCGGTCGAGAAAACGGCATTTTTGAGGTCAAAAAGCCGTGGATTTATTTCCGAGAACGAACAGGCTGATTTTTCGAGGATTTGACATCAATATCGGGCAATCGAGCCATGTTGAGACGGTAGTATTGATGTCAAGGGTAAAAGAGTGAGTGTGTGAAAAAGGCTTGAAATAAAGGCTTTCCGGGGTTTTAGAGTGAAAATTCGAAGTGTTGAAATCGTAAAAATATCTACTCGTGGGAACAAGTCCAAAGGCATGATTTTGAACGTGACAGAGCAATTTAGATTTCATAGTTTGGTGTGTGGCCAGTTTAGATAACATGTGTTTGTGAGTGGTCAATTTAGATGTTTTTTGAATTTGGCAGGGTTGTGTGGTCAGGTTGAATGTTAGATGAAAATATTTTATTTTCATAGAGCAACTTAATCATGAAACATATTTTCGTCACATTCTTGATGTATAATTAGGGGTTGCTG